CGTGGTAGCTTTGCTATATTGAATCTATTCTCATGGAATCGATTCACCATGTCTTCTTGGAAATCGTACAGGTCAAAACCTACGATACCCTGATCGAGGTTAACGATCTTAATGTAACTCCTAATAAAATAAACGGGGTCTTGACTACACTTTATAAACTCTTGCACCTGTTCAGGTGTAAAGTTGGTGTTGACATTAGCCCGTTTAAGATTGGGGTTACCTAGATATATCTCCTGCTTTTCAGCCATTGGCTTCTTTTATTGCCTCTACAATAATCTTCTTAAGTTGTCTACTCTTCTTTCTGCCTAGACCAGCAGATGTATCTATCTTTACCTTAACCCAGTAAAGACCTATGATTACTAGAGTAAATGGAATAGCATCAGCCCAACTGATTTCATTCCATGCCTCTACGACATTTAACATTCCAAACATTAGTATAATCCAGGTAAATTAGATGCAGTTGTTGGTGTAATACGATTGCCATCTCCATTATCTCTAATTCTTGAAGGGTCTAGCGGTGGATGGTCAGGTTCCGCCTCTTCAGGCAAAAAAGTTTCTGGTAATCCATCACCCTCCTCTGGTTCCATAGTGCCATGTGCTCTACGAATCTCTCTTAACTCTTCAAAGTTTTTATTCTTAGTACCACCATCATATTCCCAAGCATATCCCTCTGCAATCATTTGCTCATTGAGGGACACGGTAGAGTCCCCAATGTAACACCAGCCCAGAAGGCGGCCGTACTTGCCGACACCACCATCAAGCTCAGTGCGAATAATGAGATCATCTTCACCGTTAATTGCTCCGTCCAGTTTGTCCTTAAGCCAATTAGTCGCTTCAATTCCCAACTCCTTCTCTTCTAAATCTCTAGTCCTCTTCTCAGGCGTATCGACACCAGCAATCCTGACCCTTTCCTTTTTGTAAAGGTCAAACCCTAGGTCAATAGTTACATCGATGGTATCACCATCAAGTACCTTGACTATTTCTATTACTCTAAAATTGTAGCAGCTCTTTCTGCTAGGTGGTGTCATTCTCCCCATTTGGATACCAATCGTCATACTTAAATATGTATACGATTGAAGCACTAACACCACCTAAGAGGAGTCCTATCATTATATTGATGGACCAAACAACTTCACTGTACATGTATCACTCCTTTCATTCCTGCACCAGCATGAGGGTCACACTGGAAGTTGTAGTCACCTGCTTTCTCAAAGGTAACATCAAAACTTTCTCCAGATGTAAATGCAAGATCTGAATGAGATAATTCTGGATAGTCAGCAAACATTACATTGTGCGGAGGCAGTTCATTATTAACGAACGTAACTGTATCTCCTACACTGATAGTTAACTCACAAGGTTCAAATACCAGCATTCCTTCAGACCCCATCTGTATCTCAGCAGCATATGCTTGCGCTGCTAATGCAAACGATAGGAATAGTGATGAGAGCATTATAGTTAGTCTGCTCATCCACCACATAATTTCATGCTTCATAGTCATCCTCCTTCATGACTGAATCAATAAAAGAGGGATGCTCCCCTAAGATAGGAACATCCCTTTTAGATTGCTGTATTGCTTCATATGCGTTTTCTGCGTATTCGCATATGTCATGACGTATTTGAAGGCTGTCATGATAGCCGATGGTATAGTGGGACATGATAGTTTCAACTCCACTGACCTAGTTATTTATTACTACCACTCCCTCTTCAGCTGCCTTACGTCAGTAACACCGAACATTGCACAGCAGCGAGCCTTAGCATCTTCTCTAAGATTACTCGCGCACAAAAATTCGACCTTCTGTAACCTATTAGATGGCAGTAATATCTGCGCTGACCACCTAATTTCTTTCATAAGCTGGAGTCTCGAATGCGATGTCTAGCATCAACCTATCGAATACACCAATGAATCCATCAATACGTTCTTTTTCATCATCAGTGCAAACTTTATTAAGTCTGTGAGATTTTAATGCTTTGTGTAGGATCATGATGTCCTCAACTTCACATCTTAATGATACTAAATCATCGTCAGTCATTTAAGTCTCCTTGGGTTTTTTGTTCTGTCTCTTAATCATCTTAGCGTATAAGACATCCTGCTCGGTATACCATTTAGGATGCTTCTTTGCTGTTTTGATTAGTCTCTTAGCCGTTTTCCTTAAATCTTTCCGCTGTGATTCGTCTATAGTAGTATTGCTCCAATGATAAACCCTTTAGCACATGAAAGGCATACCACTTGGTAATCAGTCCAACCGAACCTAGTCTGCATCTTTTTGATAAGTGCTTTGTCCCACTCTACTAACTTGTCAAATTGTTTCTTTACACAGTTCATGGCTTTACATTTGGATTTTTGGGGCAATTTCTCTCATGTTTTTCGATGTAAGTATATGGACGTGGATGTCCCTTAGGTGGTGTCAACCCACAATACTTACAAACTTTACGTCTTTCTTCAACCATAATGATAACTCGGTTTGTTGGTTTTCTTGGACATTTTTCTGCTCCTCACCTTAGTTCCAGAGGTCTCTCCTGAACCTTGAGGATGCTTACCAGCCTTGGTTTTACCGATGTTTACTGACTTCCCAGGTTTCTTAGCCTCGGTGTCATGTAAACGTGCTGGTTTGTTCTTATCTTTAGTAATTACAGATTCTTGACCGTGCTTCCTCCCAAGTCGTCTCATCACTTTACCAAATCTTCGCTTGCTCATACCCTTCCCTGGGGAAGTTTGATACGAAACTTCACGTCCTTTGGACCCATCATCATACTTGTACTCACCAGTTCCTTTTTTGTAACCGATGCCTTTCTTCTTGAGGTCTTTTTCGAGCCCCTTACGGGACTCACGATTCTTTTTTGCATCAGTCCCCCTATCAGCACTGATATTACCAGTGACTTGAGTCTTGGACTTATGCATCATTCGAGTCGTAGGATTACCCTCCTGTATGAAATCGCTGAATCTCTTCAGTCCTTCCTTCTCATGGTACTCCCAATGACCTTCTTTTGTCAAGCTTTTCTTCTCGGCAACCTTCTTGCTTTCCTTTGCCTGTAGGACTGCCTCTTTCTTTGCCTTCTCAGCAGCAACACCTTCCTTCACATGGTCAGCAGCCTTGTATAGAGGTTTGCCTGTCTTGGCATTCTTCTTACCTGCTTTGTATCCTTGCCATGCAGGGGTGTTACCCTTCTTGTCAGCATTAGTAACTGTGTACTCTTCTTTTGCTTCTTCCTTACGCTTCTTAGCGGATGCAGCATAGAATTTAGAGGCTTGACGGACTCTCTTCTTAGCACCTTCTCTGTCACCAGCGACAGCTTTCTTACCTCTATCCTTGTCAGCAGCCTTAGAGGCATCCAACAACTTATCAGCAGAAATTTCGTGAAGAACTTCTTCCTTCTTCACAGTTTTCTTTGATGTCATTACTGCATTATCTCCATATTTTTTCTTAAGTGATGCTACCACAGTATCGAATGCTCTACTGTCATTCTTCTTGGCGGGTTTTCCACCACCCTTAGAAGGTCTATAGTACTTGTATTCACCAGGACGTGACCCATACTTCTCAAGGTGTCTATCCTTGTAATGGTCATACTCTTCCTCTTTCAATACCTCTTCGGATAATGCTTTCTTTGCTTTAGAAGCAAATTTAATAGTACCCTTAACACCTGACTTAAATCCTTTAGCAAACTCTTTAGCACGTTTCTCAGGTACCTTACCCTTAGCACGTTGCTTCTTGTATGCATCCTTTGCCTTACCTACAGCTTCCTTATGTCTCTTGATTCCTCTCTCAAGAGCACCACGAATACCTTTCTTCTCAGGTTCCTTCTCAGGTTGCTTAGCCTTTGCCTTAGGTACAGACTTCTCAACTTTCTTCTTAACCTCAACTACCTTCGGCTTCTTCTTAGCCGCTGGTTTCTTAGGTGCTGCTGTCTTCTTAGGAGCCGCTTTCTTCTTAGCAGCAGGCTTGTCATCATGGATAGTATTATCTTCATCACCGTAGTTGCGTTTTGCAGCAGCAGTCTTGGCATATTCACCCTTACCTGCTTTCTTTCTTGCTGCATCAGCAGCATCTACCTTTGCCTTTACCTTCTCATATGAAGGTGCTGAAGCAGCTGCCTTCTTAGCAGACCTCTCCTCCATCAAATCTTCTGTTGGTGGGTCAAGTATATACTCTACAAAGTCCTCAAGACCAACCTCGTCAATGATGATGTCAACCCCATCTTCATTGATACCTTCCGCAAAGAAATAGTCAGTGGCAACATCTAATGCTGCTGCTTCCCATTGCTCATCGATCACCTTCTGGTCGTGTTGTTTAGTTGTATGGTCCTTAGACCCACAAGTTTTACAACAACCATAGTCAACACCTTCTTCAAGTGTCGTCGATTTGAAGTCCCCAAATGTGAGGATATGTTCTTTTTTCATTGGTAATCCGTCATGCTTTGTGGATGCGAAGTCTTTTGCCACCTTCTTTTTAATACCAGCCTTCTTCCTCTCCTTAGGATTAGAAAGCATGTATCCAAAAAATCTCTGTTGTTTAACAGAAACGGCAGGCATTTAACCTCCTACGATTTGTACTTGTTCTACAACTACGTTAGCACTTCCAGCAGTGAGTTTGATTCCTCTCTGTATTTGTGGAAGAGTACCAGCAATAACATCAGCACTTGACACTGCATAATCAGCAGAAGCACCAGATGAATCGTAGTCAGTTGTAATAGTAGTATCTGTAATAGCAGTTACTTTCTTTCCAGATCCTACTGCTGACTCAAAGTCAGAAGTAAATCCGTCTGTGTCACCACCATCAACAGTTGCAATATAGTCTCCTACTGCAAAGGTATGTGCTGGTGTGCCACCGTGGTCAACTGTTACGACCATAGTAGCAGCATCAGTTGCTGCCTTAATCCGTGAGGATTTTGGTTTACCACATGAGATTAACTCAGGGACACCTGCTGCAAGTGTGATTGCGGGTCCGTCATCAATCTGGATAGAAGATGCACTTGCACTATAGACCCTAAGCACTCCAGACTTGACTACAATATAGCCATTGCCAGAGGCAGTGATTGTCTGTGTGTCAATTACATTTAATACCGACATGGTTGAAGATACCTTATACTAGATTATTTATCTTGCTTCTGTTTTAGAAACTTAGCAAGTTCTGCTGTGCTACCAACAAACATAGTGTTGTTAGTAACTGTTTTATCCTGAGTCTTACCAGGATTTTCTATATCATTGACCTTCTTTTGAAGATCAACTAACTTATCTGCTACATCACCAACATGTTTTATAAGTTGCCCAGCTACTTCGTATGCTCTGGGTTGATCACTTGATTGAGCCACTTCAAGGATTCCGTCAACCGCTTCTTGACCTTTTTCGATAAGGGAGTAGAGATTACCCCTCGTGTACTCATAATCCTTCTTGAGCTGATCCTTAGTTGACGTTGGAACGATAGATATTTTATCGTTTCCCTGGGGAACGATAGCAGTTTCGACATCAAGGGCTTCCTCGATCCCATTAAAACTATTCGTCTTGTCCTGTGACTGGGTTCCAATCTTTGGCATCTACAAAAGTACTCGTAAGTTCATTGAATCCGAAGTTGTCATCAGCATCAGCAGTTATAGGTTCTGGTGTTACTGAGTAACGGACTTCTCGTGGTGCCGTCCTATCTACCTTAGTGGAGTAATCCAACTGAACCTTCTTAATGACCTCACCAGTGACATCAGTAACAGGACCATATAGATAAGTCTTAGCAATAAACTGTAATGTATATACTAAGGTACGACGTGTATCATAATCACCCTCATACACATCTTCATAATCAATAGAAGTGAGTGTAATAGGATAGTCTCTCTTCTCACCTAATTCATCCACAAGATTCATTGTGATATTAAAACTAGGTTGAAAGACAGGTAGGATTTGCTCAAGAATCTGAAGACCATCATCCTGATTCTTAGCCATGATAGCTAATTCAAAATTCAAATTGTATGGTACAGGCATAAAAGATTTCTTCTCCTTACCGTCGCTCTGTGTTTTACGGATAACGGATGTAGGAGATACTTTCCTTGTAGCATCATAATTAAATCCTTGTATCTCAAATGAGATTCTAGGAAGAGTTAATTGAACAGAAGTCTTATTAAGTCCTACTTGATTCAGACGTGCTAAGAATTTCTGTCTAGGACCATATGCCAATGGCACCTTCATGACTTCAGTCTTTCCTGATGTCACACGACGCAATTCAATATTATTGAACAGTGTACCAAATCCGACTACTGTCTTCTTGATAATTTCGTGATATGAATACGTGCCTAACATTAGATACTACTTCCTCTATTTCCAAACTCACCAAAGGGATTACCTTCAGTGAAATCAATGATACCATCTGCCTGAGTCTCAATAACCCAGTTAGCTTCAGAGTTATCATTTTGATTATTTAGGGTATTATATGTAGCACTTGTCCATGCAGCACTAGATGTACCACCTGTAAGTGTCTCAGGTATACTGAAGATACCAGACCTATTGTAGACTAATAGTTGTCTCGTAGCAGAGTTCCAACTCTTGACAGTAGCCGTAACATTTGAGTTTCCACCCGTAACGGTTTCCTCAGCAACAAAGTCGCCACTTCCACCCTCGGCAACGTTGATTGAGATGACGTTGGAGTAGTCGATTTCGATTGCATCGACTGCTGTAATTCCAGTATCGAAGTCTTCGTCGCTGTACTGGAAGAGCTCACATCTAAGACCCCAAGTATACTGCTTACCCAACGTGAAGAAGGGAACTTCATACTCAACGAATTGAATCTCGAAAATTTTGTTTGCAAGTGGGAAGTAAACAAGGTCTCCTTCATTAGGTCTACCCTCCACTATTAGTGTTGCGTTATCGTCAACTGCTTCAGTAAATCTTTTTCTTGATATAACAAAGGTTGCTTGGTCTGCTATCTGCACACCAAACTTAGAAAACATATCACCATCGCCACGAAAACCAGTTGCGTCTTCGACATACGCTTCAATCTCAAAAGCCCCATCAAACTTTGACATAGTGTCTTCACCAAAAACACTATCAGTCTTAACCAATGTACGAGGGATGTAATATACATTCTTACCGAACATCTTAATTTGCTCAATGGCAAGATTCTCATGCAAATCTTGCTCACCCGTTGTGCCTTGAGAAAAGTAAGTGTTAGTAGCCATTTTATCCTATCATATCTAGTGGAGGAGTTTCCCATGTAGTCCTTAATTGCTCATCCAAGTCTTTTAATTCTTGGACTGCATCATTGTATATCATTTCTCCGTTGAGAGTAACACCACCAGGCATCTGGACATTCTGGAACTTAGTCATATTCTGACCCCACTGCTTCTTAATCTTAGCAGCAGTATAGTCCTTGACCCACATGTTGTCATAGATCTCTGTCCATGTAGTTGGGTCTAGTGCTCTCCAACATTTAATAACGACATACTGATCAACTAAAGCATCCATTCCCCAGTCAAAGTCAAGATATAATCTATCTTGGACTGCTTGGAAACGGACAGGTTTTAAACCTTCTAATAGAAAATCAATCGTACCTAGATGTTGTTGTATCATATAGTAATGATAAAACTGTGTAGACGTGAAGTCATACAAATCATTCAAACGCATCTGATATCTAATATCAAACATGTTTGCAGTACCTTTATCTGTAAAGGAGAATAATCCTTCTACAGCATGTATATGTTGAGGTATTTCTATATAACCATTACCTTCCTGCCACGTATCATTACCAGCAGAAGAAGTAGAGGTGGTATCGTTATCAATCTTAGCACGGTCTATTACTGTCTGAGTAAGTTTGTGCTTAAGATATACTCTTTCCATACCATCGTAATGGTATTGCTGAAACTTTTGAATCGTGTAATCGATTGCGTCATCGCATTGATCATCAGAGACATTAATCTCCAACACAGGTTTACCCAACCTGCGTAAGGCGTATTCTTTTAATTCAGCTTTGGTGTTGGGTTTTGCCATTTAGTTATCTAGCGAGTGCAGCGAGTGCAGCCTTAAGTTGTGCGACGGTTGTTATAGAAGCGTCATTACCAATAGCATTCAATTCAGTATAGATATCATCGATATCACTATCGTTGGTGGTTGCCTGTGTGCCTTGTGCAGCAGTTGCGTATGCAGTGCTTGCAGTGGTAGCAGCGGTTCCAAGTCCAAGTGTTCCTCTTGCAGTAGCAGCATCAGCGTCATCTACTAGAGTTGCACCAAATGCACTAACAGCAGAAGATGCGAGTTTTGTTTCTACTTCAGTCTCAAGGTCTTGTAATGCACCCTTAACATCCTCATTGTCAGCAATAGTGCTACCAGTGAAGGTGCCAAGATTATCAGATGCAGCAGCAACACCACTCAATGTGATGAGGTGGTCTACATCTAAGTCTGCCTTAGAAGACTTAGTTATACTGAATACACCAGTGCTTGAGTTATATGCAAGGTCTCCACCAGCAGATACAGCACCACGTGCTCTAGCATTTGTGTAGTATAGGTTGGTAGATCCTTCTGCAATATCGTCGGTGTCATGATTAGACACATCGGATACGGTACCAGTAACATTACCAGTAACATTACCAACTACAGCACCACTAAACTGAGTAGCAGTAATGATTCCTGAACTTGGGTTGTATGTTAGACCTGTGTCTGAATCTATAGTCTCAGATCCAGTTGCAGCATCAACAAATGTTAGGTAGTGAGTAGCATCTGTGCTGTTGTTTGCCCAGATTGTAACTCTCGTTGCTGTAGTACAAGTATCAGCATTACCTGTTAAGTCACCTGTTACATCACCAGTAAAGACACCACCTGAGATTCCAGCATTAGTAATCCTTGCATCTGCTCTTGCGTCTGTGTAATA